TTTGTAATTGGTCATGTCACTAAAGTCAACACTTTTTTCAGTCTTATGACATGATTCATAGGCAAATACGCCTAAGAAAAAGAAGCTAACGATAAGTATATAGTCTCTAAGATGTTTCATATTTAAATTATTGTGAACAATAACCATCTGGAGTAATTGTTCCAGTTCCGCTTATTATATCAATTTGACCTAATCCACCAACAACTTCAGCACATTGATAGAATGTTGAAGGACCAGAAACAGTTTTTGCTAATAATCCACCTCCATCACAATCTGACCATTGTACTGTTCCACCACCAGCACTTGTTATATTAACTAAATATCTAATACAATTAGTAGGGTCACTAAATCTATAAGGCCCTGCTCCAGTTACTGTAACAGAATATGATGCTACACCTTCTACTGGTCCATTTAATGTTATATCTGTAATATAGGCTCTACCAAAAAACATATTTTGTTTTAAACCTATAGCAGAAAATCTTACAACTATTCTTGTTCTATTTAGCTGAAAGTCTAATAAGTCCTTATAGTCTACTGCATCTATTGTAATTAAACCATCAATACTTACACTCCAATTTAACATATCCATCTTATAATCTCTAAACCAATCAGTATTATAATTAGTTACTTCTATTTGAGAAGTATTAGAAGTCATATTGCAGCTTGTAGAAGCAGCAAAAGGAACATAGTTATTTGAACCTGCTCTATAATATAACGCTAAATTGCTACCTAAAATTGCCATATTATATTTTTTATGTTATTGTATATCTTTTACACCCTTGAAATGATACTGAATATGTAGCTACACCATTGACATCACCACTATAAGAAATACTCATTATGTTAGCTAAACCAGTTATTGTATATGCAGGAGAAGTATTAACAGTAAATTTAATTGTTATTTGTGTTCTATTATACTGTAAATTAAGAAAATCCTCAAAGTCAAAACCATCAAAAGCTAATAATCCATCACAATCAACTGTCCAAGATGTTAAATCTGGTTTATATTCAGCAGCCCAACCAGAAGATATAGATGATACTGGCATTAACTCCATGCTTGTTTGCAAAGTGCAATTAGTGGATGAAGAAAAGGCCACGCTTGATGACCCATTAAAATAATACAAAATAACATTTGTTCCTAAAATTGCCATATTTTAATTTTTAATTGTTTAATGTCCAATTTATAGATTCAGAAGATGCATTATCTGTATCTGTTATTTCTAATAGTTGTAAACTATCTTCTTGATTTATATATAAATTAACATTAGTTCTGTTGGATATAAACTTTTTACCTACATAATCAAGTGGATTATTATAGCTATCACTAATAGTATATGTATTATTTAAATAAATTATATTATTTGATACTAATGTTTCACCTAATTCAGCTTCTAAAGTACCATAGTTTCTATTAAACAAATTAGATAATTCTCTTGCTATTAATATTGGTAATGAAGAATATGTTGTTCCTAAGTGTGAAAATCTATACCAAGAAGTAATAGGATTCCCATTTGAATAAAATAAAGCACCATAACAGTTCTGTATATCAGACCTATAAATTCCTAAATAAGATTCAAAATCTTTAGTCAAAGAATTTACTATAGTTATATATCTTGTTGCTATTAATGAATTTGGTAAAGCAGTTGAATTTTGGCTTGCATTTACATTTTTTATTTTTATATTACCAGCAGGGCCTCCTGGATATACATAATTAAATTCCAATCTTAAATATCCTTCTACATTATAGTTTGTTCCACTAATATTAAAAGCACCTAATTGAAAATTATATGCAATATTTTTAAATACATTAGCACCATTAGTAGTATCAACACTAATACCTATTCTAACTCCAGGAGCACCCCAAACTCCATTGGAATCAGCATAAAATCTTTGTCCAATAGTATTTTCTACTGATACTTCTATTTCGAATCCACCAGAAGCAGTAAAAGCATAATCAAAAGATAAATTAAATCCTGGAGGGTAAAAATATGGCAAAGTTCCAGCAGTAACATAAGAAAATGTTGAACCACCTCCAAAAGTTGTTACAGCTAATTGCACTACATCGTAAGGTTCAGATGAATTAGGAATTACTGTAATTGTTCCAGTTCCATCTGTTGCTTGAGTCCAATTGGTAACAACACCACCAGAATTTATCTTAAACGTGCCATTTGCAATATATTTGCTTGTAAACTCAACTGAAGAATTAACTTTTACTATGGGATAACCTTTTCTTGTTATTTTATTTTGAGAATTATTTATAAAGTGAACATTTGTACCATTATAAGGGAAAATAGTAATAGCGTTGCTTAAAGTACCGCCTATTGAGGTTCCGTTACTCAAATTATATTTTGTATAATAAATTGTAGTTGCAGCCATTTCATTAGCTGACATAATCCACCAATCTCCATTTTGTTGAAATAATCTACAACCAAATGATTTAATTATTTGTTCTATTAAATCATAATAACTTTTCTGTTGTAAATCTCTTTTATAAATATAAGTTTGGTCAAATGGTTCATTTGATGCAGCAATGCTTCTATTATACATAGAAGAACCAAAATAAGAGCAACATTGATATAAACTTGGTGAATTAGGAAATCCTATTGAATTTAATCCTTGTGCTAATACAGTATATAGTTTTTCTAATTGATTTGATGAAGCAGTATAAGGATAAAAACTATTTTTCATAAATGATAAAGCATCTATACAAGTAACATTAATTTCTAAATTACCAGTAGTAAATGGAACATTTATATAATCATTAAACATAAATCCTCTCCAAACAACAGATTCAGAACCATTTAATGGAGTTCTTGTTAGTTCAACATAAAATTCTCTATCATTAAAAGTGAGTAATTGTGGAAAATTAGTATAATCATCTTGAGATGATAATAAAAAAGATAAATTTAATTGTGATGATATTATACCTGGTTCTGGTTCATCACTGTTTGTATTAGGTGAAATAGTTATAGAAGTAGGAGTATAACTATAAACACTTCCACTATATCCGTCTTTGTATATATTAACAAATAAAGTAGCTCCGTCTCTTAATGCTTGTTGTAAATTATATCTTAATCCGTATGCCATTATGCTAAACTAATTGTTTGTCCTTTAAGATTTGATGCCTTTTGTGCTCTATTTACTGACAAAAGTAAGTCTTGCCCCCTTAATACAAATGTACCTCCTTGTCCACCACCTAACATATCTTTTAATTTATCTAAAGGTGCAACTACTTCTGGATTAGATTTAGCTCCTGGATATTCACCCATAAGACCCATTGTAGGCCCAGATATAATACCACCATTAGCAAATGCTGGAATATTACCAGCAGAAGCTGCACCACCTCCACCAGATTTTGCATTTAATTTAGATTTTAAATATGCACCAGCAGCAACTGCAGCAATACCAGCAGCTAATGCAATAGGCCATTTTTTAGGGTCTTTAAGTGCCTCAAGTGCAGCACCTTCAAGAACTGCAAAACTAATTAATGCTTGGCCAAGTTGACTTAAGGCATCAGCTAATACACCAGCCAATGCTACAAATGGTTGTACTTTTTCACCAGCAAATAATTTGCCTAATGTCTCTCCAAGAGAAACAAATGAATTAGTTAAGAAATCATTTGATATAGAAACTATTCTATTAGCCGTATTAGCCCAGTTTGTACCAACTCCAGTCAAAGTGCCATTTAAAGTTTGCAAAGCTGCATTAATCTCTTCTGTAGCTTTGACATTACCAGCAGCAAATACTTGAGCAAATTTAAGATATGCAATCTTGCCTTTAATATCTTCTTGTTGTAATCCAATATTCCCTTTATGTAATTTTAATTCAGCTTTTAATTGAGCATTTAATGATTTTATATACGCTTCAGTAAACTTTACTTGACCATCTATTTTATCTTTAGTATAATCATCATTTATTTTTTTAATTACTTGTTGACCTTTATGTATTTGGTCTATATCTTTATCAATATACTTTTTATTAATTTCATCAACTCTCATTTTATTAGCAATAAGAGCATTTGTAATATCTGTAAATCCTGCAGCATTTAAAGCTGCTATATCATCTTGTAGCTTTAATTCTGATTTTACAATTTCTGCCTGCTTATCACTAAGCGTATCAATATAATTACTTATTTGAACATTTTGTGCTTTTTGTAATGCTTGTTCTAATTCTTTATCAGTTTTTTGGCTATCTTTTAATAACTTTTTATTTAACCTATTAATTATACTTTGTATTTCTGCATCACTAATTCCAGCATTTCTCAATGCTGCAAAATAAGCACTCATTGCTTCCTTACCTTTTTGAGTAAGAACATCAGATATTTCACCAGCAGTTTGTTCAACAATAGTTGCTGCTGAAGATTGAGCTACAACAAGTTCTTTTACATAGGATTTCATAACACCTTTTGCACCCAATGATGTAACATTAGTTATTGCTTTTGCAGCATAGTAAAGTTTATCAAAAAATGTTAATTGGTCTGTAAGCATTGCTACATCTTTTTTTGCAGAATACTCAGCAGCCTTTGCAAAATATAGCTCACCTTTAGCCTTTAACATTAAAGCCTCTATATATTTTGGAGTTTTATCAATTAATACTTGTTCAGCTTCTCCTAAACTAGTTACTTTACCAAAAGAGTCTCCAAGTTTTTCATTATAATATTCTATAGCAGCAGTCTTAGTAATATACCCATTTTTAGCTGCTTCTATAACAGAACCTACTTTTAACAACTCTGTTCTCGCTGTTTCAGTTGATTTAGCAGATTCGGTATTAGCTTTACCTAATTCCTTTGTTGCTTTTTCTAAGGTGCTTGTTTTAAATATAGCATCATTTATTTGTTCTCCATAAGCGGTATAAATTGCAACAAGAGCTGAAAATGCAAAATATGCTGCACCACCAACTCCTGCAATACTTCCTAATAATGCTGGTAAGTTATTTTGAATACCTCTAAAACCATAAGGTAAATCTTG